TCAGCCCCTTTCCGGAAATTCGAACCGCGCCACGATCCGCCGCGCCCAGGGGGCGCTCAACGGGCTTTCCAACACCGCGTGCTCGGAATAAGCGTGGATAAAGCTTGCCTCGGCGCCCACGCGCCCCTGAATGCCCAGATGCTTGGCCACTGCCCCACCCCGCATCCGGAACAAAAGCACATCGCCCGGTGCGACCCGACCCAGCGGCTTTCCGCACAAATGCCGCTGTGCCGCCAGCCACAGGGTTTCCGCGCCCTGCGGTTCGGACCAATCGTCGGTATAGGGCGGCACAAGTTCCGGCTCGTCCCCATAAACCGCGCGCCACACCCCCCGGATCAGGCCCAGACAATCGGTGCCTGCGCCGCGCACCGCCCCCTGATGACGATAGGGCGTGCCGATCCAGCGCCGCGCCTCGGCGACCACGGCCTCTGACAGCGCGCTCATCCCTGCAGGCTCCCGCCATTGTTGCGCCGTCCGCGCACCGGATAGCTGACCAGCCAATCCTCGCCCGGGATATGTGGAAAGCCTTGGAAATTCAGGAAATTGTCGAATTTCACCTTGCAGGTCTCCGCCCGTTTATCGCAGCCCGCGAACAGCTTGAGCCGATCTCCCGGTGCCACCGCTGCGCGCAGCGAATGCCAAAGCTCGACCATACGACCCGCGTTGTCTTGACGGTCGTTCTTGATCAACCCGGCCAACCCCGCGGCCGCACCGTCCAGAACCTCCAACCGGCCGTTCTCGAACCAGCGCGCATCGAACCCCGCGATATCGGCGAACCGGAACACGCGTGCTTCCTCGACCGTTTCCACGCTCAACTCGGTGCTGTAACCGGCCGCGTCCAGATCGAACGTGCAACCGCCATCGCCCAGGATCGCCGAACAGGGCTTTTGATAAACCCGCCCCTGCGCCTGGTTCAGCGCCTCGGCCAACCCGCGCAGTTCGGCCTGAAACGCGCCGCCACTGCGGGTGATCTCGCCAATCGTGCCCTGAAACTGCAACGCGCGCTGGTCCGGCGCCGTCCAGTTCACCAGCCAGGCCCGCACCTGCGCCCCGTCATAACGGCCCGCCTGGATGTCTTCCTCGGTCACCGCCACGTCACTCAGCGCGCCCAGCGCCTCGGTATTGTCCACCGACAGGCCCGTGCTCTGGCTCAGCACCTTGGCCGTCATGCCGGTATCGGCGCGATAGGTCAGCCCGTCGAAGCGCAGATCCCGGTCGTGATCGGTGAAGCCCATGACCCAGCCATCCTTGCGCGTCAGATCCCAGGCCCGGCACAGCGTCGTGACCCCCTGCAACAGATGCGCCTGCAATTCCTGTGTCACCGCCATCAGACCCGCACCTCCACCACCGGCACGCGCGGCACGTCGCCCGCCTTGAAGCTGGAGACCGAGGTCTGGATCAGATCGGTATCGAACCGCACCGGCACATCGAATTCGTACCCGGCGCTGACCACCGCATCTATGTCGGGGATATCGGTCAGGGTGACGATGCCCGTGTCCACGTCGATCGTGTAGTGGATGCCGTCCTGCAATTCGTCGCCATCGACCCCGATCCGCACCGTGCCCGCGACCGGTTTCTTGATCGGCCGGACATAGTTTTCAGCGCCCGAGGCATAGGTCTTGATCAGCTGAAACGCCCGCGCCTGACCGTCCCCAATGGCGATCTGCTGGTCGTCAAAGGCCACCTCGCGCGAGGGCAGGCCGGATTTGTAATCCGACCAGTCCTTCCACCGGAACCCGTTCAGCTGGCCCCGGCGGGCCTCGAAAAACGCGATCAGCGCCTCGACATCGTCCAGCGACCGCAGGCCGACGCCCGCATCGTACCGGCGGCGCGCATGTTCCCATGGCGTGTTGCGTTCCTCGAACCCGTTGGCCAGCGTCACGATCTCGGTGCGGCGCTCTGGGCCGCCCACCGATCCGAAACTCAGGCTGGCCGGAAATCTGACCTCGTGAAATCCCATGGCTCCCTCCTTACCTTGTTCAGCTGTTGCGTTGGCCGCGGCTCAGCAGGCGGTTCATATCCGCCGCGATCTGGCTCTGGCTGCGTTGGAACCCCCGCACATCGGGGGTCGAAATATTCATGGTGACATTGACCGCCTGACGCCCGCCCTCGGCCCGCACGCCCAACCGGCCATCGCTGCCCCGGCTCAGCGGCATGATCGCCTCTGGCCCCGCCTCGCCCATCAGCCCGGTGCCATTCCGCATCGGGAAATAGGTGGCCTGGCTGACGATCCCCCCATTGGCAAAGGGCATCACGCGGCCTTGGGTGAAACTGCCGCCCTTGGCAAAGGGCACGGCGGCTTGCACCAGCCCCTCGATCCCGCTGGCAAACAGCCCGCCCAACTGGTTCTGCACCGGCTTGATCGCGGCGTTATAGGCCGCGTCCGAAATCGACTGCGCCACCTGCCGCATCGCATCCGACAGGCGCATACCGTCAAAGACCAACCCGTCGAACGCGCCCCGCAGCCCGCTGCCGATCGCCCGCGACAGGCTGCCCACCTGCCCGCTGGTCAGCGTCAGGCTCTCGCGCATCCGCACCAGTTCCACGTCAAAGGCCGCCGCCATGCTGCGCGTATCGCCCAGGCTTTGCTGCAACGCATCGATATCGTCGGTCAGCCCGTCAAGCTCCAACCGCTCCGTCATGTCTCAGACCTTTCATGTAAATCGGGGAAAGCGCGCGCCAGCTCTTCCAGCCGCCCGCGCGACAGCGGGGTGGCATCGCCCCCCGCCCCCAGCATCATCGCCAGTTCCGCAGGTGTCAGCGCCCAGAACTGCGCCGGGGTCAGCCGCAGGCCCGACAGCCCCGCCCGCATCAGCGCGGGCCAGTCAAACCGGTCCATCGCCCGGCACCGTGAACGCCCGCGCCAGCAACGTGGCGGCCACCCGCGCGGCCTCGACCGGACCGCCGGCGATCTCGGCCTGTGCCAGATCGCCCGCGCTGCCCTGCCAACCGCCGCCACGCAGCCCCGCCAGCAACAGCGCCAGCATGTCGCGGGTGGCATATTCCCCGGCTTCGAAGCGCTCGATCAGCGCCACCAGGCTGTCGGCCTGCAATTCGGCCTCCAGCTCGGCCAGCGCGCCCAGCGTCAGCTTCAGCACGTGGCGCGTACCATCCAGCACCAGCGCCACCTCGCCCGCATGCGGGTTCACCATCAAAGCGCCGTGAACGCCAGCGCCCCGGCCGACGCCAGGCTCAGCTCATACGTGGCCTCGCCGTTATAGCTGCCCGCATATTCGATGCCGGTGATCTGGAACGGCCCCTCGACAATGCCGAAATCCGGGATCACCACCTGGAAATCCGGCGTTTCGCCGTCGAAAAAGATCTGCCGCGCGCGCTCGTCGGTATTGGCGTCCTTGAACACACCCGATCCCGACAGGCCGGCGGATTTCACGCCCGCACCGCCCAGAAGCTCACGCCAGCCACCGGCGCTTTCCAGACTGGTCACATCCACCGTTTCAGCGTTGAAATTGATCCGCGTGGCGCGCAGCCCCGCGATGGTTTCAAATTGCCCGCCCCCAGTCAGGTCGAGCTTGATCAGAAGGTCCTTGCCGTTTTGGGCCGTCATTTGGGTCACTCCGAAGGAATTTGTCAGGAATCGCAGACGCGGGCGCGGAAGCTCAGATCGATCCGCCGGATATCGGCATCCTCGATCCGGCGGGCCCGCGCCCGGTCGAAAGTCAGGCTGACCAATTGGCCGCGCGTCAGGCTCAGATCGGCATCGACCAGCGCGTCCGATACCGCACCGGCCACATCCTTGGCCTGCTGGAACCCCGCCGCGTCGGTCACCACGCTGACGGTAAAGACATGCTCGGCCCCGCCGCCGGTCGTGTCCGACCGGTCGCGCACATCCTCGGGGCCAAGGCTGACGTAAAGCGATGGCACTGTGCCGGGCGGCACCGTGTCATAGATCGCGCCCGCCACCAGCGCGTCCAATGGCGCGTCGGCCACCAGGCGTTGAAACACCGCCGCCTGAAGCGCGGCTGAAACCGCATAGCTCATGCGCTCACCTCCTCTTCGGCGAAACAGGTCAGGTAATGCCCGCGCGGATCGCGTTCGGTCACCGCCAGGATGCGGAACAACCTGTCGCCCTCGCGAAAGCGCTGCTCGGGGCGCGGGCGTGATACGGCCCCTGCTGGTGCACCCCGCACCACGATGCGGTATGGCACCCGGCTCAGCGTCAGGTGATCGCCATCGCGTTCGCGGCCCGATCCGGGCGTTACGGAGGCCCAAAGCGTGCCGACCAGCGCCCAGATCTCGGTGAAACCGCCTGCGCCATCGGGGGTGCGCTGCGGTTCTTCCAACTGCAACCGCCGGTTCAGAACAGGCGCGCGGCTCATGCCAGCCCCCCGCCCAGAATACGCACCGTGCGCCAGCGTTCGATCAGCGCGCTCACGCCAAAGGGCATCGCGCGCTCGCCCTGCGCCGCCTCGTGGCGGTATTCGTGATAATGCGCCGCCAGCAGGAACACGGCATGGGCCAGATCGGCCGGCACGGTCGACCAATCGGCCCCGAACCCCGCGGTAAAGCCGGTCTGCGCGTTCCCGCCCAGCGGGATCGTGGGCAAGGCACTGCCCGCCGCTACCAGATGCGGGCGATGCGTGTCAGGCTCCAGCCGGTAATCGCCGGGGTCGATCGCGGTCGCATTGCCGTCGCGATCCGTCACGGTCAGCGCCCCGATCAGGCTGACTGGCGCCACCGGCAGCGCCTGTCGGTCGCCGCCCCGCCACGCCGTCACTTGCCAGGTGAAATCGCGCTCCAGCAACACCTTGCCGGTGCGCGCCTCGACCGCCGCCATCGCCGCGCGCAACAGCGCCTCCAGCAACGCATCCTCGGCCCCGTCATCGGCAAACCCCGTGCCCAGCCGCAAATGCTCCTTGAATTGGCTCACCGGCAGCGCCGCTGCGGGCACTGTGGTCTGCTCGATCAATATCATCTGAAAACTCCGATTATCGCCCTCTCCGGGGAAAGTCAGGCGCGCGCCACCCGCATTGCTCGGACGGAGGGAGCAGCTAGACAACGCAAGGATGAAACCCGGCGCGCGCCCGTGGGCCGGCCCACCGGACCGACCCTTCGCAAGGCCCCTTACGAGACCGCGAATTTCAGCAGCTTGATCGCGGCAAAGTCGCTCACGTCACCGCCCACGCGCTTGGTGGCATAGAACAGCACATGCGGCTTGGCGCTGAACGGATCGCGCAACACCCGCAGGTCCGGGCGCTCGGCCACGGTGTAGCCTGCGGCGAAGTCACCGAAGGCAATCGCATCCGCACCGCTGGCGATATCGGGCATGTCCTCGGCGATCAGCACCGGATACCCCAGCAGGCGCGCGGGCTCACCGGCAGCCAGACCGTCCGACCACAGGAAGCGGCCATCGGCATCCTTCATCTTGCGCACCGCACCGGCGGTCTTGGAGTTCATGACAAAGGTCGCGTTGGCGCGGTATTGCGCCCCCAGCGCATAGACCAGGTCCAGGATCGCGTCCGACGGGTTCACCGCGTCGAAATCGCCATCCGTGCCGGTGGCGATGTAACCGATATTGCCCCAGGACCAGCCCGCATCCGTCACCTGCGTGTGGGTCAGGATACCGGTCGGCTTGTCGATCCCGTCACCGTTGACAAAGGCCGAGGCCTCGGCGCGCAGGAACTTGTCCGAAATCCGCTCCGCCAGCCAGCCCTCGACATCGAACGCGCTGTCATCCAGCAGGCGCTGGCTGGCCTTGGGCATCGCGCTCAGCTCGTGCAGCGGGATCGAGATACGGTCGATCGACGGCGTGCCGGTCTCGACGGTATTGCTGGCCTCGTTGGCCCAACCCGATCCGATATCGGTATGGTCGATCAGCACGTCATAGGAGGTCGCTTCAACCGTGACGACCTGCGCGATGGAGCGGATCGAGGCGGTCGATTTCAGCACGCTCTTGATCGCTTCCGATGTCTGCGGATCGACCAGGAAACCGCCATCGGTGTTGACGGCGGTGCTCAGCGCCTTGCCTTCCAGCTCCAGCCCGCGCAGCGCGTCATCGTCGCCCGTGCGCAGATAGGCGGCAAATGCCTTCTGATGCGGCGCCTCGACCTCGGCCGCGGTAGAAAGGGCGGGACGCCCGGTGATAAGTGATTTGCGATCCAGCATGGTCAGTCGCTCTTCCTGTTTCTTGAGTTTCGCATTCATTTTGTCCTGAAAGCCCTTGAATTCGCTTACAAAGGCCCGCAGGGCAGCGGTCACCTCCACCGCAGGCGAACCTGCCGCCCCGGCGCCGGTCTCGGTCTTGCTCATGTCCTGATCCTGTTTCAGTTGGCTCAAATGGCAGCGCGTCAGGTGTCGCCCGCCAGTTCACGGGCAGCGCCTGCAAAGGCCTCTGCCAACTCACGCAACAGCGGGGCTTCCCCGGCGTCCTCCGCCTTGGCCCCCACCCGCGCCTCGGGCAGCATCGGAAAGGTCACAAGCGATACTTCCCAAAGCTCCAGTTCCGACAACAGGCGGCGCCCGCCCGTGTCCTTTTCGGCCCGCTTGGTGCGATAGCCGATCGACAACCCGTCAATCGCGCCTGCCGCGATAAGCGCCGCCGCCTCGCGGCCCTTGGCAACGTCGCACAGGATGCGCCCCTTCACGTAAAGGCCCCGCTCATCCTCGCGCACCTCGTCCCAGATCCCAATGGGCTGGGCCGGGTCGTGCTGCCACAGCATCTTCACGCTGCGCCCCGCCGCCGCCAGCCGCGCCAGCGACCGGCCATAGGCCCCGGGCTGCACCACATCGCCGCCCTGGTCGGTCCTGCCGAACAGCGACGCATAGCCCTCGATCTGGGTCCCGTCGGTGACGGTCAGCGCCGCCTCGGCCTGGCAGAACTTGCGTTCCAGCCCCGGCCCCGGAAATTCACTCATCCCACAACCCCTTTCATTGTGCATTGCTCAGGACCGACGCCACGCCCTGCGCCAGCACCACGGCGACCACGCCGTAAACCGCCAGCCACAGCCGCTTCTCGACCCGCTCCATCACCAGCTCGATCTTGCCCAGCCGGTATTCCAGCGCGCTCCAACGCTCCTCGGCGACGCGCTCATTGGCGTCGATCCGGGCGTTGGCAACCTCGAACGGCGCATACAGGTAGCGCGACCCGCTGCGTTCGGGCTCTGCACTCATGCGTCATCCGCCAGCTTGGGCAGCCCCAGCAGCGCGCGCTTTTCCGCATCGGTCAGGAAGCCCGCCTCGCTGATGCGCCGCCATTGCGTCTCGCGCTCGGCCGCCAGCGCCGGAAGCTGGTCCAGATCGGGCTTAAGCCCCACGACCTCGCCGCCATAGGCCGCCAGCCAGTCCGACAGCGCCGCCGCCACCCGCGTGGCCAGCGGCAGCACCGTCAGGCGATAAAACGCCCGGTGCGCCTCCTGGTAATTGGCATAGGTCGCGTCACCCGGGATCCCCAGCAGCATCGGCGGCACCCCAAAGGCCAGCGCGATCTCGCGCGCGGCAGCCTCCTTGGTCTTCTGGAACTCCATGTCGCTGGGCGAAAAGCCCATGGGCTTCCAGTCGAGGCCCCCTTCCAGCAACATCGGCCGCCCCGCATTGGCCGCCCCCTGGTGATAGGACAGCATCTCGTCCTGCAGCCGGGCATATTGCTCCTCGCTCATCGCGCCCTGCCCGTCGGCCCCGCGATAGACGATCGCCCCCGACGGTCGCGCCGCGTTATCCAGCAACGCTTTCGACCAGCGGCTGGCCGCATTATGCACATCCACCGCCGTGGCCGCCGCCTGCATCGGGCTCAACCCGTAATGGTCGTCCTGCGGATGAAACGTCTTGATATGCAGCACCGGCGCCACCGTCCCGGTCATATCGAACCGGTGCTTGCGCCCGCCCACGCTGTACTCATAGGCCACCGGCCACCCGTCGGCGCCGGGGATCAGGCTCATCCGGTCGGCCCGCAACACATGCAGCTCCACCGGCAGGCCCGCCTCACCCGGCACCGCCTCGACATACCCGTTGCCCGACAGCAGGATCTGCCCGAACAATGCCTCCAGCAACTCCGCCTGCCCCTGCGCCGGGTTCGGCCGCCGCATCAGCTCGACCAGCGGATGGATCTCGTAACGCCGCTCGGCATCCTGACAGATCAGCGGCACCGCCGCCGCCGCCTCGGTAATCATCTTGACACAGCGAAACCCCACCGGATTGCGCGCAAACCCCGCCTTGGTCAGCGACGGCACATCGCGCGGGCTCCAGGCCACGCGCCCACCCCCGTGATAGGCGATCACCGGCCCTGTCGCGCTGGCCTTGGTTTCGGGCACCGCCGCCTCTGCGCGCCGGAACATGTTGAATACCATCGTGAAAGCTCCTCAATCGCCCCATTCGACCCGGCACGCCAACAGCCCCCGCCCCGATGACCGGAGCAGGCCACAGCCCGCCGTTTTTCTTGAAACGCCCCCTTCTTCTTGGCGGAAATACTCCCGCCGGAGGCATGAAATCCGCGCAGGCTACAGCCTGCGCACACGTGGCCGCATCCACTGCGCCGCCGGTTCGATCATCAGCGCATGCAGCGCCCAGACCAGCGCATCCACCCGGTCCGGGCTGCCGCGCCCCTCGAACCCTTGCGCCGTCATCCGGCACATCTGGTCCTCCAGCGCCGACAGCCCGCGTATGTGGCGCACCCGGCCCTGTTCGTACAGCGCCGCGATGGGCTCGGCCCGGGCCGCCTTGCCACGCGTGGCCCGCACCGCGCGATAGGGCACCAGCGGGTCCACCTGCCGCAGCACGGTCTCCACCAGATCGCCCCCCTGGTTGACCTCGGCCACCAGCCGCTCGGCCCCGTGGCGGCCCATCGCCGCCAGTGCCGCCTCGGCCCAGCCCTGGGGCGAGGCGCCCGCGACGCTCGCATCCTCCAGCACGAAGGCGCGCCAATCCTGCGGTGGGCCTTGCATCTGGGCGCCAACGACAACAATGCCGCATTCATCCGATGTATTGTTTCCGGTGACCGGCGGATCCACCGCCACCACCACGCGATCCAACTCGGGCACATCCTCGACCCGCGCGGCCTCCAGCCCCGCCAGCGTCCACAGCGCGCCCTCGGCATCCTCCAGCAGCACCCCGTCCAGCTCCTGCCGGCCCAGTCGCGTGCCCGCATAACGGCTGCGCACCTCCTCCAGGAACGATGCCGCCAGATAGGCCCGGTTCGCCTCGGTCGGGGCATGGGTCACGACCGTGGACGGGTTGCCAAGAATAGCCTTCAAAACCGGCACGTTACGCGGCGTTGTTGTCACGCATTGGCGCGGACATGGCCCCAGCCGCAACCCGAATTGCAGCATGTCCCAGGCCTCTTCGGCCTTTTTCCACTTGGCCAGCTCATCGACCCAGGCCGCGTCGAATTGCGGACCACGCAGGCTTTCGGGCTCATGCGCCGAAAACACCTGCGCCACCGCGCCATTGGGCCAGATCAGCCGCTTGCGCGTCGCCTCCCATTTCGGCCGCCGGTCGGGCGGGGAACAGGCCATGATGCCGCTGTCGCCGAACACCATCACCTCGCGCACCTGGTCGATGGTCTCACCCACCAGCGCCACGCGCCGCGACCGGCCCACATCCAGCGGGCGCGCGCCCTCGACCTCGGCCCGCACCCACTCGGCGCCCGCACGGGTCTTGCCCGCGCCGCGCCCGCCCATGATCACCCAGGTCCGCCAGTCGGCGCCCTCGGGCGGCAACTGATGCGGCAGCGCCCAGAACTCGAACAGGTAAGGCAGCGCCAACAGCGCCGGCTCACTCAGCCCCGCCAGGAACGCGTCCTGCTCCTCCGGCGCCGCGCAGGCAAGCCAGTCTGCGCCGGATCTCATCTCGTGCCGCGTCCAGGTCGAGCGCATAGTCAT